CATACCTTTTGATTTTGTAAAATCAATTCGTAATAATAAAGTCATCGGAGCTTGAACAACTCCGGTGACTTCTGCGCTAAACGGGGACGTTTATGCGCACATACAATCCAAACTCTCTTCTCCCTTCACAGATGCAGAAATGCACCTGCGATTTTTTGCATCCAGCGTCTGACCTCTGCGGAGGTGAAGCGTGAACCTACCACAAGATGGCATCAAACTGCATCGCGGTAACTTCACCGCTATCGGCCAGCAGATCCAGCCTTATCTGGAGGACGGAAAATGCTTTCGCATGGTGCTTAAACCGTGGCGTGAGAAACGCAGTCTTTCCCAGAATGCACTCAGCCACATGTGGTACAGCGAAATCAGTGAATACCTCATCAGCAGGGGGAAATCGTTCGCTACCGCAGCATGGGTAAAAGATGCTCTCAAACACACATACCTCGGTTATGAAACCAAGGACCTGGTTGATGTCGTAACCGGCGAAATCACTACTATCCAGTCGTTACGCCATACCTCCGATCTTGATACCGGAGAGATGTATATCTTCCTGTGTAAGGTTGAAGCCTGGGCGGTGAATATTGGCTGCCACCTGACTATTCCGCAGAGCTGCGAGTTCCAGCAGCTCCGCGACAAACAGGAGGCGTAATGGCTACACCGCTTATTCGTGTCATGAACGGACACATCTACAGAGTACCAAATCGTCGTAAGCGTAAACCGGAGCTGAAGCCTTCCGAAATACCAACACTGCTCGGATATACCGCCAGCCTGGTTGATAAAAAATGGTTGCGACTGGCAGCAAGGAGGAGTCATGGCTGATTTGAGAAAAGCAGCGCGTGGTCGGGAATGCCAGGTAAGAATCCCTGGCGTATGTAATGGCAACCCTGAAACGTCTGTACTGGCACATATCCGGCTGACTGGATTGTGCGGCACCGGTACGAAACCGCCAGACCTGATTGCCACCATTGCATGTTCTGCCTGCCACGACGAAATCGACCGCCGCACACATTTTGTCGATGCTGCATATGCAAAAGAATGCGCGCTGGAAGGTATGGCGAGAACACAGGTTATCTGGCTGAAAGAGGGGGTTATTAAGGCGTGAATACCTACAGCATCACATTACCCTGGCCTCCGAGCAATAATCGCTATTACCGCCATAATCGCGGGCGCACACACATCAGCGCAGAAGGGCAGGCATACCGCGATAACGTCACCCGAATCATTAAAAACGCAATGCTGGATATCGGCCTGGCTATGCCAGTGAAAATCCGTATTGAGTGCCACATGCCGGATCGCCGTCGCCGTGACCTGGATAATCTGCAAAAAGCCGCTTTTGACGCACTCACCAAAGCAGGTTTCTGGCTGGATGATGCTCAGGTCGTTGATTACCGCGTTGTGAAGATGCCTGTTACCAAAGGTGGGAGGCTGGAACTGACCATCACCGAAATGGGGAATGAATGATGTTTGAGTTTAATATGGCAGAACTTCTTCGCCACCGCTGGATGCGCCTGCGCTTATATCGTTTCCCCAGTTCTGTTTTGACCGATTACCGAATACTGAGGAATTACGCCAAAACCCTGACAGGAGCAGGAGTATGAAGTCAGAGATAACAATCAACTAATACTGTTTTATTGATTTTTGCTTGTAATTGGCGTTCTGGTCTGATTTTTGTGGAGTAAGTTGATGCGTGATATTCAGATGGTTCTTGAGCGTTGGGGAGCGTGGGCGGCTAATAATCATGAAGATGTGACCTGGTCGTCCATTGCCGCCGGTTTTAAGGGATTAATTACTTCAAAAGTAAAATCTCGCCCGCAATGTTGTGACGATGACGCGATGATCATTTGCGGGTGCATGGCCCGTCTGAAAAAGAACAACAGCGATTTGCACGATTTATTAGTAGATTATTATGTAGTCGGTATGACATTCATGTCACTGGCAGGTAAGCATTGCTGCTCTGATGGTTATATCGGGAAAAGGTTACAGAAGGCTGAGGGTATAATTGAAGGGATGTTAATGGCATTAGATATCCGGTTAGAGATGGATATCGTTGTTAATAACTCTAATTAATATGCCAATTGTTTACTAAAAATTATTAAAAATGGGGCGTTGAGACGCCCCCAAAAATAAAGGGTAATATATAACAGAAGGTTTATATAGTTAGAAGCAAGGTTGTGCTCCTAAAGGAAGTGGCTTGAGGGAGCCACTTATATGTTGGGGAGGCAAAGCCTCCCGCAACATATCTTTTAGTAATCAAATTAGAACTGGTAAACCATACCTACAGCAACGATATCATCGGTAGCAACGCCAGATGCTTTCGTGAAATCGCTCTTATCAATCAGGTTGATTTTGTAATCAACAAAAGTGGACATATTTTTGTTGAAGTAATAGGTTGCACCTACATCAATATATTCAACCAGGTCCTGATCACCCCACGCACCCAAGTCTTTTCCTTTAGATTGCAGGTAAGCAACGGACGGACGCAGACCGAAGTCGAACTGATATTGTGCAACTACTTCGAAGTTTTGTGCTTTGTTGGCAATATGGTTATTACCAAAAACAGTCATGTTCTGGGTTTCAGAATAGGTGGTAGCCAGATAGATGTTGTTCGCATCATATTTCAGACCAGCTGCCCATACTTCAGCATTTTGACCAGATGCATTCAGGCTGTTGTTACCGTAGATAACCTGATTATTAGTGCGGTCAGATTTAGCATAGGTTGCACCTACACCGAATCCTTCATACTCATAAGTAGTGGAGAAACCGAAACCATCACCATTAGCTTCAGTTACGTCAGTGCGGTCATTTTTACCCTGATACTGAGCAGCAAAGTTCAGACCATCAACCAGACCAAAGAAGTCATTGTTACGATAAGTTGCAACACCTGTGGTGCGACCAGTCATGAATACATCTGTTTGGGTCCAGGTATCGCCACCGAATTCTGGCAGAACGTCGGTCCATGCACCAATATCGTATGCTACACCGTAGTTACGGCCATAATCGATGGAGCCGTAGTCACCGAATTTCAGGCCAGCGAAGGCAAGACGGGTTTTATCTTTGGAGGAACCTTGAGATTCAGCGCGGTTGCCTTTGAATTCATATTCCCACTGACCGAAACCAGTCAGTTGATCGTTGATTTGGGTTTCACCTTTGAAGCCAAGACGGGCATAAGTAGTATCACCATCATCTGCATCATTAGAGGAGAAGTAGTGCTTAGCATTAACTTTCCCGTACAGATCCAGCTTGTTACTGTCTTTATTATAAATTTCAGCTGCCTGAGCAGACATCGCCATCAGTACTGATGCAGCTACAGCAGAAATTGCCACTGTTAATTTTTCATCGTGAGCCCTTTTTTGAACTATTATTAAAAATGATGTCACTGCGCGATAAATATTCATCTAATCAATGTGATTATTTCAAGATGTAAGTTTTGGTTTCTCATTTGATTTGTGAAGTAGATCTCTATTTTTATCTGAACTTTTTCTATCGAATCCTATTCATGGCTCTTGGCTGAATAAAAATAAATCTATTAGCCAATTTATATTAATGGCTGTTATTTATAAGCGCTCTATAATTTGAAGATTCAATTTAAACCAGCTAAAAATAACGCTGGAAATTATTTGTTGGTTATTTGTTGAGATTTGCTTATGTATTTGTAGTGGTGTTTTCAATACTCGGTAGCATTCTCGCAAATATCATTTAGTGGTTTACGTACGTAAAAAATTGGTTATGCTGTTAAGAGTGGTTACTTCGTCACACAGCTTAAACCCGCCGTCGAGCGGGTTTTTCCATTTTTTGAGTCTCGATATTAGCTGATAACCCAATACCTGAGTTATTCACTGACTCCGAGTCTGTTACGTTTCTGCTTTTTTGCGATACGTTGTATTCCCTCAATTTACACCCGCTTTGTCTGCGAGGTGGGGTTATGAAATCCATGGATAAGTTAACAACGGGTGTCGCCTATGGCACCTCAGCAGGTAGTGCCGGTTACTGGTTTTTACAGCTGCTCGATAAAGTCACGCCCTCACAGTGGGCAGCAATAGGTGTGCTGGGTAGCCTGGTATTTGGCCTGCTGACGTACCTGACAAACCTTTATTTCAAGATTAAAGAAGATAAGCGCAAGGCTGCGAGAGGTGAATAATGCCTCCATCATTACGAAAAGCCGTTGCTGCTGCTATTGGTGGCGGAGCAATTGCTATAGCATCAGTGTTAATTACTGGCCCAAGTGGTAACGATGGTCTGGAAGGTGTCAGCTACGTACCATACAAAGATATCGTTGGCGTATGGACTGTATGTCACGGACACACCGGAAAAGACATCATGCTCGGTAAAACGTATACCAAAGCAGAATGCAAAGCACTCTTGAATAAAGACCTTGCCACTGTCGCCAGACAAATTAACCCGTACATCAAAGTCGATATACCGGAAACAACGCGCGGCGCTCTTTACTCATTCGTTTACAACGTGGGTGCTGGCAATTTCAGAACATCGACGCTTCTTCGCAAAATAAACCAGGGCGATATCAAAGGCGCATGTAATCAGCTACGTCGCTGGACATATGCTGGCGGTAAGCAATGGAAAGGTCTCATGACTCGTCGTGAGATTGAGCGTGAAATCTGTTTGTGGGGTCAGCAATGAACAGAGTAACCGCGATTATCTCCGCTCTGGTTATCTGCATCATCGTCTACCTGTCATGGGCTGTTAATCATTACCGTGATAACGCCATTACCTACAAAGCCCAGCGCGACAAAAATGCCAGAGAACTGAAGCTGGCGAACGCGGCAATTACTGACATGCAGATGCGTCAGCGTGATGTTGCTGCGCTCGATGCAAAATACACGAAGGAGTTAGCTGATGCGAAAGCTGAAAATGATGCTCTGCGTGATGATGTTGCCGCTGGTCGTCGTCGGTTGCACATCAAAGCAGTCTGTCAGTCAGTGCGTGAAGCCACCACCGCCTCCGGCGTGGATAATGCAGCCTCCCCCCGACTGGCAGACACCGCTGAACGGGATTATTTCACCCTCAGAGAGAGGCTGATCACTATGCAAAAACAACTGGAAGGAACCCAGAAGTATATTAATGAGCAGTGCAGATAGAGTTGCCCATATCGATGGGCAACTCATGCAATTATTGTGAGCAATACACACGCGCTTCCAGCGGAGTATAAATGCCTAAAGTAATAAAACCGAGCAATCCATTTACGAATGTTTGCTGGGTTTCTGTTTTAACAACATTTTCTGCGCCGCCACAAATTTTGGCTGCATCGACAGTTTTCTTCTGCCCAATTCCAGAAACGAAGAAATGATGGGTGATGGTTTCCTTTGGTGCTACTGCTGCCGGTTTGTTTTGAACAGTAAACGTCTGTTGAGCACATCCTGTAATAAGCAGGGCCAGCGCAGTAGCGAGTAGCATTTTTTTCATGGTGTTATTCCCGATGCTTTTTGAAGTTCGCAGAATCGTATGTGTAGAAAATTAAACAAACCCTAAACAATGAGTTGAAATTTCATATTGTTAATATTTATTAATGTATGTCAGGTGCGATGAATCGTCATTGTATTCCCGGATTAACTATGTCCACAGCCCTGACGGGGAACTTCTCTGCGGGAGTGTCCGGGAATAATTAAAAACGATGCACACAGGGTTTAGCGCGTACACGTATTGCATTATGCCAACGCCCCGGTGCTGACACGGAAGAAACCGGACGTTATGATTTAGCGTGGAAAGATTTGTGTAGTGTTCTGAATGCTCTCAGTAAATAGTAATGAATTATCAAAGGTATAGTAATATCTTTTATGTTCATGGATATTTGTAACCCATCGGAAAACTCCTGCTTTAGCAAGATTTTCCCTGTATTGCTGAAATGTGATTTCTCTTGATTTCAACCTATCATAGGACGTTTCTATAAGATGCGTGTTTCTTGAGAATTTAACATTTACAACCTTTTTAAGTCCTTTTATTAACACGGTGTTATCGTTTTCTAACACGATGTGAATATTATCTGTGGCTAGATAGTAAATATAATGTGAGACGTTGTGACGTTTTAGTTCAGAATAAAACAATTCACAGTTTAAATCTTTTCGCACTTGATCGAATATTTCTTTAAAAATGGCAACCTGAGCCATTGGTAAAACCTTCCATGTGATACGAGGGCGCGTAGTTTGCATTATCGTTTTTATCGTTTCAATCTGGTCTGACCTCTTTGTGTTTTGTTGATGATTTATGTCAAATATTAGGAATGTTTTCACTTAATAGTATTGGTTGCGTAACAAAGTGCGGTCCTGCTGGCATTCTGGAGGGAAATACAACCGACAGATGTATGTAAGGCCAACGTGCTCAAATCTTCATACAGAAAGATTTGAAGTAATATTTTAACCGCTAGATGAAGAGCAAGCGCATGGAGCGACAAAATGAATAAAGAACAATCTGCTGATGATCCCTCCGTGGATCTGATTCGTGTAAAAAATATGCTTAATAGCACCATTTCTATGAGTTACCCTGATGTTGTAATTGCATGTATAGAACATAAGGTGTCTCTGGAAGCATTCAGAGCAATTGAGGCAGCGTTGGTGAAGCACGATAATAATATGAAGGATTATTCCCTGGTGGTTGACTGATCACCATAACTGCTAATCATTCAAACTATTTAGCCTGTGACGGAGCCAACACGCAGTCTGTCACTGTCAGGAAAGTGGTAAAACTGCAACTCAATTACTGCAATGCCCTCGTAATTAAGTGAATTTACAATATCGTCCTGTTCGGAGGGAAGAACGCGGGATGTTCATTCTTCATCACTTTTAATTGATGTATATGCTCTCTTTTCTGACGTTAGTCTCCGACGGCAGGCTTCAATGACCCAGGCTGAGAAATTCCCGGACCCTTTTTGCTCAAGAGCGATGTTAATTTGTTCAATCATTTGGTTAGGAAAGCGGATGTTGCGGGTTGTTGTTCTGCGGGTTCTGTTCTTCGTTGACATGAGGTTGCCCCGTATTCAGTGTCGCTGATTTGTATTGTCTGAAGTTGTTTTTACGTTAAGTTGATGCAGATCAATTAATACGATACCTGCGTCATAATTGATTATTTGACGTGGTTTGATGGCGTAGATGCACGTTGTGACATGTAGATGATAATTATTATCATTTTGCGGGTCCTTTCCGGCGATCCGACAGGTTACGGGGCGGCGACCTCGCGGGTTTTCGCTATTTATGAAAATTTTCCGGTTTAAGGCGTTTCCGTTCTTCTTCGTCATAACTTAATGTTTTTATTTAAAATACCCTCTGAAAAGAAAGGAAGCGACAGGTGCTGAAAGCGAGCTTTTTGGCCTCTGTCGTTTCCTTTCTCTGTTTTTGTCCGTGGAATGAACAATGGAAGTCAACAAAAAGCAGCTGGCTGACATTTTCGGTGCGAGTATCCGTACCATTCAGAACTGGCAGGAACAGGGAATGCCCGTTCTGCGAGGCGGTGGCAAGGGTAATGAGGTGCTTTATGACTCTGCCGCCGTCATAAAATGGTATGCCGAAAGGGATGCTGAAATTGAGAACGAAAAGCTGCGCCGGGAGGTTGAAGAACTGCGGCAGGCCAGCGAGGCAGATCTCCAGCCAGGGACTATTGAGTACGAACGCCATCGACTTACGCGTGCGCAGGCCGACGCACAGGAACTGAAGAATGCCAGAGACTCCGCTGAAGTGGTGGAAACCGCATTCTGTACTTTCGTGTTGTCGCGGATCGCAGGTGAAATTGCCAGTATTCTCGACGGGATCCCCCTGTCGGTGCAGCGGCGTTTTCCGGAACTGGAAAACCGACATGTTGATTTCCTGAAACGGGATATCATCAAAGCCATGAACAAAGCAGCCGCGCTGGATGAACTGATACCGGGGTTGCTGAGTGAATATATCGAACAGTCAGGTTAACAGGCTGCGGCATTTTGTCCGCGCCGGGCTTCGCTCACTGTTCAGGCCGGAGCCACAGACCGCCGTTGAATGGGCGGATGCTAATTACTATCTCCCGAAAGAATCCGCATACCAGGAAGGGCGCTGGGAAACACTGCCCTTTCAGCGGGCCATCATGAATGCGATGGGCAGCGACTACATCCGCGAGGTGAATGTGGTGAAGTCTGCCCGTGTTGGTTATTCCAAAATGCTGTTGGGTGTTTATGCCTACTTCATAGAGCATAAGCAGCGCAACACACTTATCTGGTTGCCGACGGATGGTGATGCCGAGAACTTTATGAAAACCCACGTTGAGCCGACCATCCGCGATATTCCGTTGCTGCTGGCGCTGGCTCCGTGGTATGGCAAAAAGCACCGGGATAACACGCTCACCATGAAGCGTTTTTCCAATGGTCGTGGCTTCTGGTGCCTGGGCGGTAAAGCGGCAAAAAACTACCGTGAAAAGTCGGTGGATGTGGCGGGTTATGATGAACTTGCTGCCTTTGATGAGGATATTGAACAGGAAGGCTCTCCGACGTTCCTTGGCGACAAACGTATTGAAGGCTCGGTCTGGCCAAAGTCCATCCGTGGCTCCACCCCCAAAGTGAGAGGCACCTGCCAGATTGAGCGTGCAGCCAGTGAATCCCCGCATTTTATGCGTTTTCATGTTGCCTGTCCGCACTGCGGGGAGGAGCAGTACCTTAAATTTGGCGATAAAGAGACGTCGTTTGGCCTCAAATGGACGCCGGATGATCCCTCCAGCGTGTTTTATCTCTGCGAACATAATGCCTGCGTCATCCGCCAGCAGGAACTGGACTTCACTGATGCCCGTTATATCTGCGAAAAGACCGGGATCTGGACCCGTGATGGCATTCTCTGGTTTTCGTCATCCGGTGAAGAGATTGAGCCGCCGGACAGCGTGACCTTTCACATCTGGACGGCGTACAGCCCGTTCACCACCTGGGTGCAGATTGTCAAAGACTGGATGAAAACGAAAGGGGATACCTTCTGCCCGTAAGGTGAATGGTAAGGCGCTTTCAGCGGATATAACACTGACGCCGAAAGATATTGGTACGCTTAACTCAACAACAATGTCATTCAGCGGTGGTGCTGGTTGGTTCAAATTAGCAACGGTAACCATGCCACAGGCGAGTTCTGTTGTTTCAATTACGTTGATTGGTGGCGCGGGATTTAACGTGGGGTCACCTCAACAGGCAGGTATATCTGAACTTGTTTTGCGTGCAGGTAATGGTAATCCGAAGGGGATTACTGGTGCTTTATGGCAGCGCACATCGACAGGGTTTACAAATTTTGCCTGGGTCAATACATCTGGTGATACTTACGATATTTACGTTGCAATCGGAAATTATGCGACTGGTGTAAATATTCAATGGGATTATACCAGTAATGCCAGCGTGACGATTCATACGTCACCAGCATATTCTGCTAATAAGCCGGAAGGGTTAACGGACGGTACAGTTTATTCACTCTATACGCCATCAGAGCAGTTTTATCCGCCTGGCGCACCAATCCCGTGGCCATCAGATACCGTTCCGTCTGGCTATGCCCTGATGCAGGGGCAGACTTTTGACAAATCTGCATACCCGAAACTTGCAGCCGCTTATCCGTCAGCCGTGATCCCTGATATGCGTGGCTGGACGATTAAGGGCAAACCCGCCAGTGGTCGTGCCGTATTGTCTCAGGAACAGGACGGCATTAAATCGCACACCCACAGCGCCAGCGCATCCAGTACGGATTTGGGGACGAAAAACACATCGTCGTTTGATTACGGAACCAAATCCACGAATAACACCGGGGCGCATACCCATAGTATTAGCGGGACTGCAAATAGTGCCGGTGCGCACCAACACAAGAGTTCCGGTGCATTTGGTGGCACGAACACGAGCATTTTCCCTAATGGTTATACCGCGATTTCAAATCTAAGCGCGGGGATTATGAGCACAACAAGCGGTAGTGGCCAGACTCGTAATGCAGGGAAGACATCATCAGATGGTGCTCATACCCACTCGCTGTCCGGCACTGCTGCAAGCGCAGGCGCACATGCACATACTGTCGGTATTGGTGCTCATACGCACTCCGTTGCGATTGGCTCACACGGACACACCATCACCGTTAACGCTGCTGGTAACGCGGAAAACACCGTCAAAAACATCGCATTTAACTATATTGTGAGGCTTGCATAATGGCATTCAGAATGAGTGAACAACCACGGACCATAAAAATTTATAATCTGCTGGCCGGAACTAATGAATTTATTGGTGAAGGTGATGCATATATTCCGCCTCATACAGGTCTGCCAGCAAACAGTACCGATATTGCACCGCCAGATATTCCGGCTGGCTTCGTGGCTGTTTTCAACAGTGATGAGTCATCGTGGCATCTTGTTGAAGACCATCGGGGTAAAACAGTTTATGACGTGGCATCAGGGGACGCGTTATTTATTTCTGAACTCGGCTCATTACCGGAAAATGTTACCTGGTTATCCCCGGAAGGGGAGTTTCAGAAGTGGAACGGCACAGCCAGGGTGAAGGATACGGAAGCAGAAAAACTGTTCCGGATCCGGGAGGTGGAAGAAACAAAAAACAGCCTGATGCAGGTAGCCAGTGAGCATATAGCGCCGCTTCAGGATGCTGTGGATCTGGAAATCGCAACGGAGGAAGAAACCTTGTTGCTGGAAGCCTGGAAAAAGTATCGGGTATTGCTGAACCGTGTTGATACGTCAACTGCACAGGATATTGAATGGCCAGTAGCACCTATAGGGTAAATTCGTAATGATTACCTAAATACGTTATTCTTTTGTTCAAAAAGTGATTTTGCTATAGATAGGGAGTATGTTCTTGGATTAAGAATAAAAATCGCCATGAAAGAGCTTCATGGCGAGTACATAAACGTACAAAATGTGATGAAAGTAGAGTGGCGTAAGCCACTATATTAAGATGTGACAATAGCGAAGAAAAGTAAATAACATTTTATGGACGTTTAATTGTTAATTATAAAAACTAGAGTGCCCGATATTGTTTACCTTGCTTTAAAATAATGTACTCAAACCAAATTTTTGAGCTAAAAGCTCAAATAATATAAATGCAATAATAATGTTTAATAAGACAATTAGCTTGCTTTGTATTTTCATTTCGGAATACTGTTAAGTAACTTTGATGACCCTAACAATAGATCGGAATTTTCTTAGAGTCAATGGTCACTGTTTTTGCTTGCAAAGCAAATGTTTTGGTGGTTATAAGTTGTCTTAATATAGTCACGCATGCAACTTGTTCCATGCGGAGATTAAAGATTGGAATATAACGCTAAGATGGAATTAAATTACATTTGCAATAATCAATTTATTATTACTCAATAATTACCGATATTATTATTGTAAATTAATCATTAGAGTGCAAAAAGAAATGTAACGGCAAAATAAGAGGACGATAGCTGAGAAAAAAGCGTGCTTTCCCAATCTGGGGCAAATCACGTCTGAATGACACCTGAAAACAGGTGGTAGCCTCAAGAAGGCTTGGAATATTCTTCTTTAATGTTATGTAATTCATTGATTTTTCGTGTACGATTTAAAGACATTTATTCCAAGAAAAATTTTTAACTCTTTGATTTTTCGACTCTGTATCATCGGTCTCGAAAACCGGAGTAGGGGCAACTCTACCGGGGGTTCAAATCCCCCTCTCTCCGCCACTTTATCAATGACTTATCTCCCGACTTCCCGCCTTGCTTTTCCTAAACAGAACAATCGTAGAATATTCTTGAAGGGTTAGATCGTCACTGTTTTCTGTTCGATACTGTGACATTCAGCACTTGATTCGCTATGGATCTGACAGGAAGGTTTTGAGCGAAAATTTGCAGTTATTCAGTCGTTTTCTTATCGGTCACCATTATTCTTTTAGACATTGATCCTACAAAGCTGCCGCAAAGTTGGTGGTGGGAACTGAAGTTGCGTAGAGAAGGGGTCAATACCCGGAGGCAAACATGGGCTGGCAAAAGTGTAGCGGTATTAGGCGCAGCTATTTAGCCTAGTTATGTTTTATGAAAACTTGATATCATATAAGTGTCTTACTTATTGGCTGTAAATAAGTTTTTCCTAAGGAATTGTTTCTTGAGTATCATTTGTAACTGTAACGGAATTTATAATCCTTTGCTTTATTGTTACGGTATTTTTTATCACACCCTATTTTTTATGTGGTTTTTTATACTGAAGTTTGGCAAAGTGAACTTTATATGCATATACTTCATCCTGGTTTCAGTTAAGTTGGGTGGATGATATGGCAACTACATGTTCAGTTATATTGATTTTGGAGTCCTTTGATGTTTATTTCGGAAAAGAGAGTGTGTTTCTGGAGAGAGGTTCATCTGTACTTGTCGACTCTAGCTCTAGAGATTTTTTCCTGACATATCCTGAAAGAGTGATAGTGGCGGATTTTGGCGCTGAGTTTATTAGTCGCTATTTGAAAGCTAATAACTTAAGGGATATTTCTGATTGTAGGGAATATCCATCTTATTTAAAAATAAACTTTGCTGACTTCAGTTTAATTAAAGGATTAATTAGTTGGGCTAATCACTGTGCTGAATACATAGAAATTTTTGATGAGTCTATTGCTTTTACATGTCTCTCTGCATTTTCTTCTGAAAAACAATTTGGAGTATTTCTGTTTGAATGTTTGAAAAGCACAGGGGCTAAAGTTAAAACGATTATTCATACGGATTTATCTGCACCATGGCGTCTTAAGGATATATCATCAAGATTATATCTCAGCGAAAGTTTACTAAAGAGGAAATTGAAAGAAGAGGGGGTATCATTCAGTAAGATCATACTTGATGAGAGGATGCAAATGGCTGAATATTTACTCAGCACTCGTTGTTATCCTATTAGTAAAGTAGCTAAGGTCTGTGGTTATGCCAGTGTCTCATACTTTACTTATGTATTTAGACGTTATTTTGGTGTTTCTCCAAGTCAATACTCTCAGAGCAGTTCAGAAAGTAAAATTCTTACTCACCAGGGAATCTGATCATTGTTCTTGCCCCCTTATTTCCAGACAGGGGGTGTATCTTAAGTTAACGTTACCCGCTGACGTCGATATTCTCGCGGAGAGCGATAACCCAACGCACTGTGCGGATGGTTTTCATTGTAATGTTCGATCGCCACTGCAAGATTATGCAATGCCGTTCTTACATTCGGTTTCGGCATGAACGCGATGTAGTCTTCCTTCATCGTTTTCACGAACCTTTCTGCCATTCCATTACTCTGAGGACTGCTGATTGCCGTTGTGCAGGGCTCCAGATTCAACTCTCTGGCGAACTGCCATGTTTCATGCGCTCTATACGCTGAACCGTTATCTGTCAGCCACTGGATGGACTGTTCCGGTACTTTATCGCCAAAGCGTTTTTCTATCGCTCCTAACATGACATCCTGCACTGTCGCTTTATCGTAACCTCCCGTGCTTGCGGCCCAGTCTATGGCTTCACGATCGCAACAGTCCAGGGCGAACGTAACACGCAGTTTTGAATCGCCACGGGTTTAACAGACACCTCAGAGTCATTTAAGATGGCTTAAAGAGAGGTGCCCATGAGCGGTAAGCGTTATCCCGAAGAGTTTAAAACTGAAGCAGTCAAACAGGTTGTTGATCGCGGTTATTCTGTTGCCAGCGTTGCAACACGTCTCGATATCACCACCCACAGCCTTTATGCCTGGATAAAGAAGTACGGTCCGGATTACTCCACTTTTTCATCAAGCCAATCCGCCCACCACTGCATCATTTCTCTGCGCTTATCGAGATACTGA